AACCGGGGCCGACCCCCTCCCCCTAAACGATCTTGAACGTCTGCGAGGAACGATGACCTTCACCCCACCACCCGGCGCCGACGAGGCCATGCGCCAGCACCTCGTCCACGCCGCCGAGATCGCCCGCCGCACCGGCGTCACCAAGGCGGCGGTCAGCCTGTGGATAGCCCGGCACCGGTCGCTGGCTGAACTCGTCATCACCTGGGTGGGCAAGCACAACCCGGTGTTCTGGTGGCCGCAGGTCGAGGCGGAACTGCAGCGGCTCGGCCTGCCAGCCGCGCAGGTGGGCGAACCTTCGTGCGGTGCCAGGCGCACCCACGACCACATCACGTTCGTGTGCGTCCGCCCTGAGAACCACGACGGGAGCCACGTCGACCGGCGCCGCCGCGCCTGCTGGACGGGTGACGAGCCAGCGACGGACCTGGACGGCCGGCCCCTCCTCACCGGCACCAACCCGCCAGCGTCAGCAGACCTGCGGGCCTTCCGCCGCCGCAGGTAGCCGCCTGAGGCCACGGCCCGACCAGCAGACACCCGGTGTGCGAGTCCCGGGACGGGCACGCACCACAAACGATCTTGAACGGAGCCTCGATGACCAGACCATCGCGCGCCCTCACCACCCTCCACCTCGCCGCCCACTTCCTCACCACCGGCAGCGTCGGCACCGCCTGGCGAGTCACCACCGACCAGCTCGGCCCCACCGCCCAGCGCGCCGGCCGCCTGGAACGCCTCACCCTGTGGAAGCTCCTGCTCGACGTGCCCGGCCCGAACACCGACCTCGGCACCAACGAGTACGACAAGGACACCGAGATCGCGATCCTCGCCGCGCTCAACGCGATCGACCCCGAGCCGGGCGCCGCCTGGCACAGCCGCGGCCTCACCACCGACGACTCCATCCCTCCGGACCAGCAAGCGCCAGGCAAGGTCGTGCTCGCCTACGCCGCGTTCTGGAAGCTCACCGACACCGCCGCATCCTCCTTCGGAACGGAGCCTCGATGACCAGCAGCAGCCCCGCCGGGCGTCTCATGTCGTACGCGCACACCGCGATCAGCCGCGACCACGACGCCCGCCAGCGCCTCGCCAAGAGCATCACCATCGGCCCCAGCTTCGACCTGGCCGACCTGGTCACGTCCGTCCTCGCCAACGCCGGCCGGGCACGCCCCTACCGGGCGGCGCTCGACCTCGCCGAGGCGACCGGCGACACCATGAAGGGCTTCCGCACCGTCTACCAGGACACGCTGCGGGAGGTCATCAGGGAGGGCATCCCCTCGGCTGACACGCCGGTCGGGGACCTGCAGCGCCGCGCCGAGCACGAGGGCGCGCTGACGTTCCTGCGGGACGTCGGCCCGATCCTCGGCATCAGGTAGAACCGACACAACCCCCACGAAGGAGCCTCGATGATCATCGAGCTGGACAACGGCGACTACATCACCACGCAGGAGCTGCGGGACATGGAGCACGAGCCCGAGCCCGACCCCGACGCGTGGCACCCGGAAACCGGGGCTGAGCCCCAGGACGCGGCGCCTGTCGAGTACTCGACCGAGCCGCCGTTCTAACCCGCTGACCAACCCTTGAGGCCCCGGCGACCTGCTCGCCGGGGCCTCTCGCGTACCCCCACCCCTCCGCGCGATCCGGCACGCTTGCGCGCGTGGCAGACGAGATGCACCCATGCGCCCGCGGTACGCGCTGCGCTGCCCGGACCAAGGACGGGCCGGCGCTCTCGTACCGGCCGTTCTGCGACACCGACCGCAGCTTGATCGCGCAGGCCATCCAGGGCATGCCGCTCCTGTACGCGGCCATGGCCGACCTGCTCGTGGCGGACCGGTCGGGCGGCTTCGCCTACGACGCCGTGAGGGTCACGACCAGCCAAGGCAGGCCCGTCCCGATCAACCTCGACGCGGACGCCAGCCAACGCGAGATGGCCGAGATCCTCGTCTCGTGGGAGGAGCGGGTTCGCGACGTCGCCCGCATGCCGGCGCTCGACACCGCGGCGTCACGTGGTCAGCGGCTCGGCGTGCTGATCGCCCAGGCCGTGACCGTGCTCGCGCCGCGCCTCGATGCGCTGCTCGCGCTCCAGGCCGCGCCCATGGTGCGCGGCGGCGAACTCGTCGACCTCGACGGCGCGGGTGCGGGGCTGGAGATCCTCGACGTCCGCCGCCGCGCGGTCGCTCGGCTGCCCGAGTCCGGCGGCGACGACCGGCCGCTCTCCGTGCCGTGCGGCGGCTGCGGGTGGCGCGGCCTGATCGAAGTGCTGGATTTCCTCGGCCATCTCGCCGGGGCCAGGTGCCGCCAGTGCGGCCACCGGTACGACGTCGAGGGGCTGGCCGAGCTGCGCGCCGCCACCCTCAGGCGAGCAGCTCGGCGCGCGGCAGCGAACATGAAGGGGGACCGGTGAAGGTCTGGTACGACACGGAATTTGTGGACACGGGAACCTCGATCGAGCTGATCTCGATCGGCCTCGTCGCTGAGGACGGCCGCGAGTACTACGCGGTCAACAGCGACACCCCGCGCGGGATGCTCGGCCGGAACGACTGGCTGTTGCGGAACGTCGTCCCGTCGCTGCCGATCGCGAATCGGGCGTCGCTGGACGCCTATCTCAAGCAGCCGGCGAGCGCGAAGGCGAAGGTCGACTTCGAGGTGGCGCTCGACCTGAAGGACACGCGGGTGAAGCCGCGGTGGGTGATCGCCAACGAGGTGCGTGACTTCCTCCAGAGCATCCCTGACCTGGAGCTGTGGGCCTGGTACGCGGCCTACGACCATGTGGCGCTGGCGCAGCTCTGGGGCCGCATGACCAACCTGCCCGCCGGTGTGCCGATGTGGACGAACGACCTCAAACAGGAGTGCATGCGGCTCGGCAACCCGGCCATGCCCGAGCAGGCCGAGGGGCTGCACAACGCGCTCGCGGACGCTCGGCGCAACCGCGTCATGCACGAGTTCCTGGAGACCCTCGCGAAGGGTGATGCCTGATGCCCACGATCGCGGTCGACTTCGACGGCGTCATCCACGCCTACTCGAAGGGCTGGCACGATGGGACGATCTACGACCCGCCCATGCCCGGCGCGCTCGACGCCCTGCGCACTCTCATGCGCGACTACGCCGTGTTCGTGCACACCAGCCGCAACCCGATTCAGGTGTCGATCTGGCTGCGCGAACACGGCTTCAAGACGCGCATCGACGGCGGCCTGCTCACCTTCTGGAACGAGCGTGACGTGCTCCTCGTGACCTGGAACAAGCTGCCGGCCATCGCGTACATCGACGATCGCGGCATCCGCTTCGAGTCGTGGGACCAGGCCCTGGCCGAGTTGCGCGCAGTCACGAAGGAGAGCCGGTGATGGAGAAGTCCGTCTACCGCTGGAACAGCGACAAGCCGTACCGTTGCCCGGACTGCTACGCGGTCGCGGTGAACATGGAGATCCCGCGCTGGTGGCGCGTCTACACCTGTTGCAAGTGCGGGACGAGGTTCACGCGCTGGCCCGTCCTGGCGCGGTTCCTGCGCGACGCGGGCGTCCAGTGCAGCTTTCACAGGGAGCGGGGGACTGCCTGATGCCGTACACGATGCATGGTCACTGGTACGGCCCTGGCGAGCCGACCGATCCTGCCCTGATTGGGAAGTGCGCTGGCCCTGGCCCTGGTCGGTGCCGAATGTGCGCGGCCGAGGCAGGGGACGTGCCCGCGCCCGCGGCCGACGTCGAGCAGCTCCGCCAGGACCTCGCCGCCGCCCGCGCCGAGATCGAGGAACTCCACACCGAGCGCGTCAAGTTCGCTGGCGGCTACCTCATCGAGCGCGACCGCGCTGACCAACTGGAGGCCGAGGTCGAGCACTGGCTGGACCAGGTGACCGCCCTCGGGGAGCAGCTCCACGCGGCCAGGCTGCGCAGGCCTCTGGACTACGGCGTCGAGTTCGACATCTTCGTGGGCCCGTACGACACGCTGGCCAGCGACGGCAGCGTCTCGACGCGCTGGCAGGTGCGGATCGGTGAGTGGCCCGAGCGGGTCGAGGTGGCCGACGAGGCACGCCCGTACAAGGCCGCCGCACGGCTCAGGGAGTTCATCGGCGAGGCTCAGGAGGCGCTCACCGTGCTGGAGGGGCTCGGCGTGTATCGCGAGGACCTGCCCGCCGTCGATACACCGGCCGGGGGCGCGATCGTGCACTGTCCGGCGCTGCCGTGCGCGTGGCGCACTACGTGGGACAGCCAGCAGGAAGCGGCGGACGCGCAACGCCGGCATGTGGTCGAGGAGCATGACGGGGACCCGCGCCCGGCTCCCGAGCATCAGCAGTGGAGGCCCTCGATCGTGTCGCCGTCGGCGATGGAGCGTGGGTGGTGATCGCGCCTCTCGTCCAGCGCCTGGCCCGGCGGATCATCGAGCTGCGCTGCTGGACGTACGAGATCAAGTGGCCGCAGCCTGGCGTGCTCACGGCCGAGTTCCGCACGAGTCCGCTCGTGCCCACGTGGCTGGTACTCAAGCTCGCGCTCGCCCTGATGCGGCGCGAGGAAGAGACCAACCGGTTCCGGCTGACGCTCCTCACGGTGGCCAAAGCGCGCGTGGACCGCCGGCCTGTCGACTGGCACGTCACGTGGCAGGTGCGGCGGTGATCCCCGAGGAGCAGGCCGACGCCGACCGGGCGGCGGTCGAGCTGGCCGAGCGTGTCGAGGAGATGCGCCAAGCCATGATCGCCAAGTTCGCCCCCGTGTTCGAGCGGATGGCCCGTGAGGCGCGGCTCCTGGGTGAGGCGTTCCATCGGCTCGGGTGGGGGCTCACCCCTGCCCAGGCCCGGCGGCACCGGCGCCGTTGCTGGGTGTGCAACCCGCGCGGGTTCCCTCGGCCGTTGCAGGTCGACGGGCGGGAGTACGCGCGCCGGCGCCGCGCCCGGGTCCGCCGTCGCGCTGTGCGGCGGGCCGCTCGTGGGCGATGATGGACGGCATGGGCATTCACCCGTCACGTCCTGAGCCCGAAGCGTGGTGCACCCTCGACGGCGAGGCCATGCCGTACTCGGAGTGGGCGCACCAGATCGGCGAACGCTACGCGGCCAGCGGGCACGAGTCCTACTCGGCTACGGACCCGCGTTGGCCAGGGCAGGTGTTCGAGGTGTCCCACCCGTTCGCGCCTCTGCACCCTGACTGGCTGCCTGAGCAGCAGTTCGGGACCTCGGACGGGACGTTCCCGATTGAGATCCGACGCCCGGCAGAGGACGACCTGATGCCGGACTCGTCGTGGCCGGTGCGCGCGTCGATTCTCTCCTACGTCTACGAGACGTACCTGGGCGAGCAGCCCGAGCGTGTCGACGAGCGGTCGGAGCCTGACGACGAGTAGGCCGCGTACCCCCAGCGGTCGGCGGGCAGCGGCATCCTGCCCGCATGGAACACGTCGACGGACCACGCAAGCTCAACGGCGGCCGACCGGTCCGGCTGTGCGGCCGCTGCTCGGTCATCCTCCGCTACGACGACGGCAGTCCGTACCTGGCTGGGCCGCTCCCGCCGTGCGAGCCCGACCAGCCGCCCACCGCCGAGGCCAGGCCGCGGCTCCTGCGGCGCCTGGCGGGCCGCGTGGTCGAGGCGTTCGACGACCTGTTGCACTTCGACGAGCCTGATCCGCCGTGCGACGTGGCCGACTGGGGATTCGACCAGCCGCGGCGGCCATGAGCGACGAACGCGCGGAGGTGCAGGCCGCGCGGATCCAGCTCAACGCCATGCTGTCCGCGATGCGCTCGTCGGGCCTGATCGAGCCCGAGCCCGCGCCTGATGTGCAGGTCATCGGCAGGCAGTTCGGGTTCGAGATGCTCAGGCGCTGGTGGCGGCACGAGAGCCCACAACCGGCGCGGTGTGCGCATCCTCGGCCGGTGCCGGTCGAGTCGGTGGTGACGGGGGAGCTGCTGGCGCGGCTGTGCCCGGACTGCGACGAGCAGCTACCAGCCGAGGCGTCGTGGCGGGATGAGTTGGATCAAATCCCATTCTCATGGCTGTGATCTATGTCACAGTTACCAGGTGTAGAACGCCCCTTGATCGCCCGGTCGTGCGACGGTTCCGCCGCCGCCACGCCGACGCCGCGCCTACTTGCGCACGCTCTGACCTGGTGTAATACTCACGTCTCAAGCTAGACGATCTGTACCCCCGAGCCCACAGGCCCGGGGGTTTTTCGCGTTTCAGGGGGTGAACGGCCCTGATCGAGCCCGTCACCCTCGCCGACGCAGCTGAACGCCTCGCCACCCCACGCTCAACCATCGGCGTGTGGGTCCACCGGTACGGCGTGCGCCGCCTCGGCACTCGGGGTCGCTGCGTCCTGGTCGATTTCTGGGACCTCGCCGCGATCGACTGGTGCGTACGCAACGGTCACCAGGTGCCGGCCACGCCCGCTGAGCGTGCTGCGCTGCGGCACCCCGTGGTCTGCGCATGAGAAAGGCCCCCACCCGGGAGGGCAGGGGCCTCGCGTCGCGCGGGTCACGAGCTGGCGGACGCCCGCCGGGCCGCCATCCGCGCCTTGATCTGCCAGTCGGCCGGCGCCGTCCACCGGTGCCAGCCGGCGTCCTCGGTCCAGCGCTGGGAGTGGTCGCGCTTGTCGATGCCGCACCAGGCGCAGCCGCTCGGGATGATCTCGTGCATCGGCTCTCCAGACTTGGGCTGGGTGAGGGTGACGACCGCGACCAGCTCGCCGCCCTTGGCCGCGCTGACTGCCTCGTCCCACGTCCTGGCCCACTCGGCCTCGCGCCCGTTCGGGGTGTCGAGGATGACCGCGAACAGGTACTCGCCGAACGCCACGCGGGTGTAGACGGCGCCGTCGTACTCGACCTCGTACACGGTGGCGCGGTTGTTGCGGACGGCGGTTGCGGTGGTGGTCGTGCTGGTCAGCGTGCGCATGTGGAGCCCCTCGAAACCTTGTTGGCTGATGTGACAAGGTTATGCCCAGAGTGGCAACCTAGTCAATAGAGCCAACAAAGACAGGGGCTACTCGCTCTGCTTGCGCGGCCGGCCACCCCCAGCACCTTGCCCCGGACGATTCGACGCCCACGCCCGCCACTCCTCCTCCCGCTCCGGAAGCCACCCCGGCGTCTCACGCTCCTCGACGATCACCCCATCCGGAGTCGGGCACGGATGCTCCGACTCCTCGTACCTCTTCCGGTAGACCGCGATGGTTTGCCCGGAAACGCCGATCCACCGGCCGACCGTGGCCATGCCCACATACCGAACCGGTCGCGCCGGCTCCTTGCTCTTGGCGGCCACGCCGCACCACCTTCCTAATCCTTGTCTGCTTATGCAACAAGGTATCAGTCCGGCGGACGAGAGGGGAGGCCCGTGAACACCCCCGTCAGCGCCGACGAGATCGCCCAAATCCGGCTCATGAACGAGCAGGGCGCCACCCTCCGAGAGGTCGCGCGCACCCTCGGCCGCGCCCACTCCACCATCTCCACCATCGCCGCCCGCGAGGGCCTCACGTGGGACCGGTCGGCGCACACCGCAGCCGCCACCGCCGCCGCGAGCGCCGACAACAAGGCCCGCCGCGTCGCCATCGTCGCCCGCCTGTACGGCCAAGTCGAAGCGCTCCTCGACCGGCTCGAAGCCGACGAGTACGCGTGGACGACCACCACCGTGGCCGGCGTCGAAACCGTCACCGTGCCCGAGCCGCCCGCCCAGGAGGTCAAGGCGCTGCTGCAATCGATCAGCGCAGCGACCACCTCGGCCACGAAGCTGGAGTCGATCGACTCCGACCAGGGCGCAGAGGGCGCACGCTCCATGCTCGGCGCGCTCGCCGACGGCCTCCGCGCCATCGCGCAGCAGCTCCCCGACGACGAGCCCGCGGCCGACCCCGACGACGGCTCGGGCGATGCTTGACGCGGTCACCGCGGTCCTGTCGCCCAAGCAGATCAAGAGCATCGTTGGCAGCCTGGACACGCCCCAGATCGCGTTGTGGTCCGGGGCGGTGTCCAGCGGGAAGACGATCGCCAGTCTGCTGGCGTTCCTGATGGCCGTGGCGGCGGCGCCCGACACCGGGTTGATCGTCGTCGTCGGCAGGACGCTGCAGACGATCGAGCGGAACCTGATCGACCCCCTACAGAGCACGTCGCTGTTCGGGCCGCTGGCCAAGCAGATCCACCACACCAACGGCGCGACGACCGCCATCATCCTCGGCCGCAAGGTACACCTCGTCGGCGCGTCCGACTCCCTCGCAGAGGGCCGTATCCGAGGCGCGACCATCGCCCTGGCGTACGTCGACGAGGCGACGCTACTCCCGCACGCGTTCTGGATGATGCTCCTATCCAGGTTGCGCGTGGCGGGCGCCCGGCTGCTGGCCACGACCAACCCGGACGGGCCAGCGCACTGGCTCCGCCGCGAGTTCATGAGCCGCGCCGGCGACGTCGGCATGCGGCACTGGCACTTCACCCTCGACGACAACCCGAGCCTGCCCGACGACTACGTGGACCGGCTGAAAGCCCAGTACACGGGCCTCTGGTACCGGCGTTTCATCCTCGGAGAGTGGTGCCTCGCACAAGGCGCCGTGTACGACGCGTGGGACCCCGACGTGCACGTCGTCTCTGAGCTGCCCCGGATCGACTCGTGGGTGGCGCTCGGCATCGACCACGGCACGACGAACCCGCTGCACGCCGCGCTGCTCGGCATCGGCGACGGCGCGCTGTACGTCACGCACGAGTGGCGCTACGACAGCAAGATCGGCCGCCGCCAGCTCTCCAATGTGGAGTACGCCAGGCGGCTCAAGACCTGGTTGGCCGAGGCGTCTGTGCCCGGCACGGACCTCAAGGGGATCGCGCCCCGGTACACCGTCGTCGACCCGTCCGCGGCAGGGTTCCGGATCGAGCTCAAGGATCAGGGCATCCGGTCGGTGGTCGGCGAGAACGACGTGATTCCCGGCATTCAGATGGTGGCCTCGCTGCTGGCGACGCGCGGCCTGTACGTGCATGAGTCCTGTGTCGGGCTGATCGAGGAGTTCCCGGGCTACTCGTGGGACGAGAAAGCGGCCGAGCGCGGTGACGATCAGCCGGTCAAGGTCGCTGACCACGGCCTGGACGCCTTGAGGTACGGCGTTTACACCACCCGTTCCGCGTGGCGGTCGAAGATCGCACGCGCCCGATTGGAGATCGCAGCATGATGAACCCGGACGAGCTTGAGAACCGGTTCCGCTTCCACCCGGCCACGACCAAGCAGCGGCAGCGCGATCACGAGTACGTGCGCGACGAGTGCCTGTCGCTGGCGACCACGCTCAACGAGACCCTGCCCGATGGGCGGGAGAAGTCTCTCGCGGTCACGCACATCGAGACGGCCATGTTCTGGGCGAACGCGGCCATCGCTCGCCAGGGCCAGGCGTGACTCCGGAGATCGCGGCCGAGCGTGCCGCCGACTTGCTCGAACTCGCTGCCGATGATCCGCTGCACAGTGAGACCGTGCGGAACCGGATCGCGATCTCCGAGGCGTGGATGCGGTTGCACGATGTGCTCGTCAACGCGCCCCAGACCGTCGAGCCCCTGCGGACAGGCCCGGAAGACCTGGTCGTGAAGGTCCGTGAGGTCCGCGACATCCAGGGCCGGTCCGGCAACTGGGACCACAGCGATTACCACCGTGGCCTGTACAACGGGCTGGAGCTGGCCGTGTCGATCCTCGAAGACGACCGCAGGCCGGTCTACCGGGATGCACCGCCTGAGGGTTACCGCAGCGAGCGCGTGAGCAACCCGGTCCCTGAGGAGGAGCGCGGCCCGGTCGTCAACATCTCGGGCGTGCCCGCCAACGCGGACCCTGAGAAGATCGCCGCAGACGTGGCCGCCGCGCTGGGCCGGCCTCGGCTCGAACAGCCGGTCAAGCTGGAGCCCGCAGACGCGGCCCGCATCTGCCACGAGGCCAACCGCGCCCTCCAACTCGCGACTGGCGACCCTGACCCATCGGAGCACTGGGAGTACGCCCCCGGCTGGCAGCGGGACTCCGCAGTCGCGGGCGTTGAGGTTGCCCAGCGGGGGGCGACGCCCGAGGAGCTGCACGAGGCGTGGGCCGAGCGGAAGCGCGCCGAGGGCTGGACGTACGGCGTCTTCAAGGACGATGAGGACAAGACGCATCCATGCCTGGTCCCGTACGCGGATCTACCGCCTGAGCAGCGGCTCAAGGACGTGCTGTTCGCCGCGATCGTCAAGGCCGTGTCCTGATGGCCCTGAACGCCACCATGCCCGTGTACATGCGCATCGGCACCGGCCTCGAACGGCAGGTCGGCACGATCACGATCCCGCTCATCACCGCAGGGTCACCCGACGAGTTCGGTGCATCCCCGGCCATCCTCGACCTGGACGCGCTGAACCGCCAGACGGCGGCCATGCTGCGCGCAGCGGCTGACGAACTGGAGAATACCGAGAACGGGTCGGCCAGCCCATGATGGCCACCGTGTACGTGGTGCTCGGCGACCCCGACGGGCGCCTCTCCGTGTCCGGGTTCGCTGAGTACGTCGAGGCCGCCCTCCGCACCATCGAGACCCACGCCGAACGCGTGCACGGCCGCTGGCTGTCCGAACCTGCTGACCTGCCGTCCGCCGTCGTGGCGTTCCGCGTGGCCGAGGCCGGCGTCGCCCAGCTCAAGCAGGCGCTCGCCGCCGTCCGCGCCCACTACGGGCAGCGCTCGATCGCGTGGGCCGAGGCGCAAACCACCTACTTCCTGTGAGGAGCCTGGTGTCTCCTGACGAGGCGATCGAAAACGCCGCCCGCGTCCTCCGCAACGCCGAGGGTGAGACGAACCTCGCCACGATGGAGCGGCTCAACGAGCTGGCTGACACGTGGCTCGCGATGGGTGCGCTCCTTCTCCAACGTGACCGGGCCTGACCTCCACCCCTGACCACCTGGGAGCTTTCATGCCGTTGCCCGACGGCGGCGGCGAGTGGCCGCCCCCTGTGCACGCCCCTGTGCTCGACAAGATGACCGAGTGGTCCGCCTGGTACAGCGGCGACGCTAACCAGCTCTCCGTGTACTACGGCGGCGAGAACGCCGACGCGTTCGACTCCGTCAGCCGCGCCCGCATCATCAACCGGCCCAGCCAGTACCGCGGCGGCGTCGTCGGCAAGCTCGCCCGCTGGTGGTGGGGACAACCCACCCCGCAGGGCGACCGCCGCACCAAGATCCACCTGCCGCTGGCCGGCGACATCGCCGCCGTGTCCTCCCGGCTCCTGTTCTCCGAGCCGCCGACCCTGGCCGTCGACCACGCCCCGACACAGGCATGGCTCGACGAACTCGTGGAAAACGGCATCCGCGCTGACCTCCTGGAGGCCGCCGAGGTGTGCGCCGCGCTCGGCGGCGTCTACCTGCGCACCGTGTGGGACGAGGAGATCCGCCCTGAGGGGCCATGGCTGTCCGCCGTCCACGCGGACGCAGCGATCCCCGAGTGGCGGTGGAACGTGCTGCGTGCCGTCACGTTCTGGCGCGTCGTCGCTGAGGACGGCAAAAGGGTCATCCGCCACCTGGAGCGGCACGAGCCCGGCGCGATCTTCCACGGCCTGTACGAAGGCGACTGCGACGACCTCGGCCGCAAGATCCCGCTCACCGAGCTGCCCGAGACGGCCGACATCGCCGAGTCGCTGACGGACGGCGACATGATCGAGACCAAGGTCAAGTCCTTGACCGCCGGGTACTGCCCGAACATCCGGCCGAACCGGGTCTGGCGTGCGCTCCCGGCCGCGGCCAACCTCGGACGCTCCGATTACTCGGGTGTCGAGTCGTTCATGGACTCGATCGACGAGGTGTACGCCAGCCTGATGCGGGACGTCCGCATCGGCAAGGGCCGCCTCATCGCGCCCAGCTCGTACCTGGAGGACCTCGGCCCTGGCCGGGGCGCGGGGTGGATCGACCGCGAGGTGTACGAGGCCGTCGAGATGCTCGGCGGCAGCGACCGGATGGAGTTGCAGGCGCACCAGTTCGCTATCCGGGTGGCTGACCACCTGATGGCGATCGAGCACCTGCAGAACCGGATCGTGAGCATGGCCGGGTACGCGTCGCAGACGTTCGGTGAGACCGGCGACGTGGCGGTGACCGCGACCGAGGTCAAGGCACGCGAACGCAAGAGCATGACGACCCGCGATCAGAAGGCGCAGTACTGGGGTCCGTTCCTGGGCGCCCGGCTGCAGAACCTCGCCGAGGTCGCGCGGATGCACTTCGAGCGCGAGGACATCGAGCCGGTGCGGCCTCGCGTGATGTTCGGCGACAGCGTCTCGGAGGACCTGCTGAGCCTCGCGCAGACCGCCGCCGCGCTGCGCCAGGCCGAGGCCGCCTCGACCAAGGTCCTCGTGACTCTCGTGCATCCGGACTGGGACGAGACGCAGATCGACGAGGAAACCGAGCGCATCCGTGAGGAGCGCGGCTCGATCGTGGGCGACCCGTTCGCGATCCGTCCGGACGGGGCCACGATCCAACCCGGCGACCCTGACGAGGAGCCGGTCGAGGACGCGGCCTGACGGCCCGGGCCGGTGTAGGGAGGTGGTGGCGTGGCCGTCAGTGAGCAGCAGCTCGACCAGATCGCCGCCACCGTCGCCGACCTGTACCGGCGCGTCGAGCTGGCCACGGTCCGCGCGGTCACCGCGCGGCTCCGAGACGGGCTCGCCGCGAACCCGCTGCAGGACAAGGCCGACGCGCTCGCGAAGCTTCGGCGTGCGGCTCAGACGATCCTCGCTGCGCTGTCCAGCAGCGCTGGCCCGGCGATCCGTCAGGCGGTGGCTGCAGCGTACGCGGCCGGGTATGGCGGCGCGCTGACCGGCCTACCGGAGGGCTGGTTTCCCCGGTCGGGGATCGGCCAGGACGCCCGCGCGGCGTCCGAGGTCGCGCCGAACATCGCCACCATCGAGGCCATCGCCCGAGCCGTGCACACCGACCTGGGCCACGTCAGCCGCAACATCCTGCGCGACATGCTCGACGCCTACCGGGCCGTGCAGGTCGAATCCGCGGCCCGCATCGCGTCCGGGGCGTTCACGCGCAGGCAGGCGGCGCAGGCGGTGTGGCAGCGGCTGGTGGACAAGGGCATCACCGATTTTGTCGACTCCGCCGGCCGTCGCTGGCGGCTGAGCTCGTACGCGGAGATGGTGACCCGCACCAACGTCAAGCGGGCGGCCGTCGAGGCCCAGAACCACCGCCTGGCCGAGGTCGGCCTAGAGCTCGTGTACGTCCAGGACGTCGTACAAGAGTGCCGCCTATGTCTCGTCCCCGGCACCGTCGTAGAGGGGCCAGTACCCACGTGGCGTACTCGATCGGAGTACACCGGCGACGTAATCAGCATCACGACGGCCAGCGGAAAGAATCTGACGGGAACGCCAGATCACCCGGTGCTCACCGCCGCCGGGTGGCGCGCTCTCAAGGATCTTCAGCCAGGCGACCAAGTCATCAGCCACAACGGAGAGCAGCGGTACCCGGGTGTCATGCCAGATGACGTACAGGTGCCAACCCTCATTGAAGAAGCGGGCAAAACGCGGGCTCCACTCCTTCTTGCGGGCCCAACCCGTCGTGATCTCGACCGCAACATTGCCTATCGCGAAATCCGCGCAGTGTTCCCCAATGAGGGCCTGCTGCCGGAAGACGGCGCCGCGCTCTGTGAGCCAGTGCGCGACCTGAGCCTCATAGATCGAATCGGAGCCCGCTCGACGCTCTTTGGCCAGAGCGATGGCCTCGCGTACCTCGCTGGGCCGGGGCCTGCCGGTGTTGGCCTCGTGCATGGGGTCGAGCATCTGGGCGCGCTGTTCGGGAGTGGCATCGCGCCAGCGCTTGAGCATGGTCTCCCTGGCCATGGTGGAGCGCTCGTGATGGGTCAGTTCGGCCATGTAGCGGACGATGCCGTTGTGCTTGGGCCTGGCCTGGACGCCTGCTCGTCGCAGGTAGTCGGTGACAGCGCGGTCGCTGACTTCATAGGCGATGCCGAGGTCCGTGATGGTCTCCCCGTTCTGGTAGCGGGTGACAAGGTCGGCGGCCTGCTCGTCGCTGAGTTTGCGGGTGCGCTGGCCATTCGTGGCTACCTCGACTCCACGCGAGGCGAGATGGGTGACGACCTTCCGATGGCCGATGTGGAAGGCGGCCATGAGCTGCTTAATCGTCTCGCCGGCACGGTAGCGCTGGACGAGATTGTCAATGTCGACGTCCGTCATTACTCGGGGCACGTCTGGGACCTTTCGACTGAACCGGCCTGGTTTATCGCGAACGGCATCGTTACGCACAATTGTAGGCCGTTCGAGGGCAAAGTTCTATCGATTGGCCCTGATGCCCGTTCGGGGAAGATCAAGTTTGAGCACATGATCGAGGACGACGTCTTCATCGAAGTCGACGTGGTCGCCACCCTGGACGAGGCCCGAGCGCGCGGTCTCCACCACCCGAACTGCCGCCACAGCATCTCGGCATATCTGCCTGGTGTGACCAAGCTGCCGACGAACACGGCCGACCCCAAGGGCAACGCGGCTCGCGTCCGGCAGCGCGCGATCGAGCGGGAGATCCGCAAGTACAAGGAACGCGTGGCGGCGGCCTTGACCCCGGACGCGCAGCAGGCCGCGGCCGAGCGGGTGCGCGCGTGGCAGCAGATCATGCGCGACCACCTCGCAGCCAACCCGACGCTCAAACGGCTGCCGTACCGCGAGCAGATCGGCGGCGGGAACACGCCTGGCAAGCGCGGCCCCGAGGGCGGCGCGGTCGGTGACGTCAGCCCGCCGCAGCAGGGCAGCGCGTTGGACCTGCTGCCTCCTGATCTTCGCGGCCCGATCTGACACCTCGCGCAGGAGCGCACGCTGCCGCCGTCCGCGCCTGTGCGGCCCCGTGCGCACCTTTCGCGCACCAGTGAGGTATCTGTGCCGCCCGCACCCTCCTGGGGCGTCTGTGGCGGCCCTGGAGCGTTCCCGCCTGCGCTCGAACGCCCCCACCTGATCTTCCGCCCGCAACGGGCGGCGCCCCTGCCCGCAACGGGCAACCCACCACACCCATCCCGAAACGGGAGACACGCATGCTGCTCGACACTCCAGTCATCACCGTGCCCGGCGCCATCATCGGCTACCGCAAGGACGGCCGGCCGATCCGCCTCATCGCCGGCGGCTCGGGCGAGGACGACACCACGCAGACGGACGAGACCGCAACGGACTCGACCGCTGACGACGGCAAGCCCGACGACGCGCAGGACAAGCCCGACGAGACCGGTGACAAGCCGGACACCGGCAAGTCCAAGCCCGGCGACGACCTGGAGTTCTGGAAGCGCAAGGCCCGCGAGCAGGAGACCCGCGCCAAGGCCAACAAGCAGGCGGCGGACAAGGCCGCTGCGGACGGCAAGGCGCTGCTCGACAAGGTCGCGGAGGCCCTCGGCCTCAAGTCCAAGGACGAGGACCCCAAGGCGGTCGCCGAGCAGCTCACGACCAAGCTCGGCAGCACCGAGGGCGCGCTCCGGGCCAAGACCGTCGAACTGGCCGTGTACAAGGCCGCCGCCAAGAACGGCGGCGACGCTGATGCGCTGCTCGACAGCCGAGGCTTCCTCAGGGCCCTCGACGCTCTCGACCCGTCCGACGACGGGTTCGACAAGGCCGTGGCCGACGCGATCCAGACCGCCGTCAAGGCCAATCCCAAGCTCGGCGCCGCGCTGGCCGAGGAGCCCAAGCCCAAGCCGTCCAGGTCGGGCGGCGAGATCCCCGGCGCCCCGAGCGGCGGCAGCAAGCGCCCCGCCGGCGGCCTGGCCGGGGCCATCAGCAAACACTACCGATAGGAGGGCATCGTGCCCGTTACCCTTGCTCAGGCGCAGGTCAACGCGCGTGACGACATCACTCACGAGGTGATCGACAATCTTCGTCGGTACTCGTGGGTGGCCGACCAGATCGTGTGGGACGACACCGTCACCCCCGGCACCGGCGGTGCCTCTCTGGTGTACGGCTACACCCTGCTCAAGACCGCCAGGGCGGGCGCGTTCCGCGCGATCAACGCGGAGTACACGCCCGGCGTGGCCGAGCGCGAGCACAAGACCGTGAGCCTCAAGCCCCTCGGCGGGAGCTTCGAGGTTGACCGGGTGCTCGACGGGCTCGGCCCGGCGCAGACCGCCGAGGTCGCATTCCAGATGCAGCAGCTCCTGGTCGGCACCATGACCAAGCTGACCGACGCCATGATCAACGGCGACACCGCCGTGGACGTCAACGGTTTCGACGGCCTGGACAAGCTGCTGGTCGGCAGCTCGACCGAGTACATCCCGGCGGACGCGACCAAGTACACCGACTGGACCGTGGCCACGGTGGACAGCCAGGTCAAGGCCAACCAGCGGCTCGACATGGTCGACGAGTGGCTGTCCTCGATCGTCCCGAGCAAGACCGGCTCGGGTGACCTCGGCGCCCCTGGCGCGCTGCCGCCCGGGGTCAAGGCCATCATCGGCAACACCAAGAGCATCGCCCGTCTGAGGGCGCTGGCCCGGTGGGCGGCGATCTACACGTCGGAGAAGGACGACCTGGGCCGTCAGATCGAGCGGTACGGCGACTGGGTGCTCATCGACGCCGGCGACAACGCGACCGGGGCGGGGCCGATCGTCCCGATCGAGACCCGTGACCCGGACGGCGCTGGCGCTGGCGGCAACATCACCGGCCTCACCGACCTGTACGCCGTGACGTTCGGGCTCGACTCGTTCCACGGCGCGGCCATGGCGGGCCGCCAGTTCGTCCGGTCGTGGCTGCCGGACTTCTCCACCGCGGGTGCGGTCAAGACCGGAGAGATCGAGGTCGGCCCCGGCGCTGTCGTGCTCCGCAACACCAAGGCGTGCGGGGTCCTGAGGAACGTGAAGGTGGCTGCCTGATGCGCTACTACAAGATCACCGCGCCGTCGCAGGACTACCACGGCAGCGTGGGCGGCGTCGGCTTCCACAAGGGTGTTGCCCGGGTCGCAGAGGACGAGGCCGGTACGGCGCTCGACTACTTCCGGCGCAAGGGCTACGACATCGAGGTCATCGAGGAGACCGCGGTCGAGGAGCCCGAGAAGCCGGCCGAGAAGCCGGCTGACGGCGACGGCGGCGGCGACGAGGGTGACGGCGGAGGCGAGGAGACCAAGCCCGCGCAGCCCGCCGCCACCCCGGCCAGCACCAGCCGCAAGGCCCGATAGGAGGCCCTGATGGCGCGTACTGCGCTGACCGCTGTCACCCCCTCCGAGGGGGGCATCGACCTCGACGGCGTCGACACCCCAGCGGAGCTCACCGACGGCAACAGCTTCGTGTGGGCACCGGGCCGGAAGTTCTACGTCAACAACGGCGACGACGCCGCGCTCACCGTCACCGTGCAGTCAGCGGCCACGGTCGGCGCGTCCGCGCTGGCCGTCGCTGACCTGCCGATCACCGTGGCCGCCGGCGCGCGGCGCCTGTGCGGGCCGTTCGGCCCCGAGTACCGACGCGCTGACGGCACGGTGTGGATCGACTACGCGGGGACCACACCGGCGAACGTCACGGTCGCCGCCCTCGACTGAGAGGGGGTGGCCGTGGCGCGCGTCTACGCGACCCTCGCCGAGCTGGCCGACTGGTACTCGCCTGATCCGGTGCCGGACGGCATCACGGATCGGGACCTCTCCCGCGCGAGCAGGCTGATCGACAACAACCTGCTCAAGACGGCGTTCTACGACGTCGACACCGACGGCTATCCCACCGACCAGGACCAGCGCACCGCCGTCCGTGACGCGTGCTGCGCCCTGGTCGAGTGGTGGGAGGCGAACGGCGACGACGGCACCGGCGCGGGCGGGAACCTGACCAGCGTCACCGCGGGCAGCATCAGCTACTCGCGCGGTAGCCGGTCGAGCAGCTCGGGCGGGGGCGGGGATGATCCGCGCATCTCGCGCGAAGCCGTCGAGATCCTGGCCGCCGCGTTCACGCTGCGTGGCGTCAGCATGTGGGACTCCTGATGGCGCGCGGGCGCATCCCCGGGTGGATGCTCACGCAGCTCGGCCAAGACGTCACGATCGAGCCCTACCTCGGGTCGGGCTCGTTCGGCCCGGTCTGGGGGCCGCCTGTCACCGTGCGGGCGCTGGTCGACAACCGGCGCCGCCGGGTCCGGTCGGCGTCCGGGACCGAGGTCATCAGCGAGTCCACCATCCGCGTGCAGCTCACCGTGACCTGCCCAGTCGGGTCGCGGGTGACGCTGCCGGACGGCCGGACCGGGGTCGCCATCACCAACGCGCGACACGACGGCGGCACCGTGCGGGTGCCGTCGCATCTTGAGGTCGCCCTCACCTGAGTTAGGAGGTGAGCGGGTGCCCAAGAGCGCGCGGTTGAAGCTCAACCTCAAGGCCGTGTCCGCCCGAGAGCGGGCGGGCGCGATCAAGGGCCTGAACATCGCCCTTCTCCACCTGCTCGGCGAGTCACAAAAACTCGTCCCGCTGGAGGAGAGCATCCTCTCCGACTCGGGCACGCCGTCCGTGGACGAAGGGGGGTTGAGGGGTGCCGTCTCGTACGACACCCCTTATTGACGCTGTCCGACAGCATGAGGATCTTGGACTGCGTCATGACGAGGGAAGATCAGCAAAGTATCTTGAGACGCCGATGACGGTCGAACGTGACACCGTATTGGCCCTCATAGCAGCCCAAATCCGCAGGTCACTGCGGTAAAGTGAGAGCAAAGAACCCCGGCGAGTGCGCCAACACTCCCGGGGCGTGGCCGATCCCGTGGAGGGGACCGACATGACTGAGCGTACCTGCACGCTCGGAGGGTGCAACAAGCCGCACTACTCCAAAGGTATGTGCAAGCCCTGCTACCGCCGCGACTACTACGTGCGCAACGGTGAACGCGAACGCGCCAACTTCAAAGCGTGGCGGGAACGCAATATCGAGCACGAGCGTCAGCGTTGGATTGCGTGGCATGCTGCGAATCGCGATGCTCTCGCCACACACAAACGGGAGTTGTACGCGGCGGATCCTGAGGGGGACCGTAACCGCGTTGCTGAGTGGCGTAAGCGGAACCCGGGAAGCCATCGCCGCTGGCGAGAGGCCAACCCAGAGAAGTGGGCTCTGCTCAACCGTGCGAATCAGCGGCGGAGACGCTCCGGAGACAAGGTCGACTACTCCAAGATCCTTGAGCGTGATGGCTGGGTCTGCCACATCTGCGGCTACCCGATCGATGGCCTAGACGACTTGCACTTTGACCACGTAATCCCGCTTATCAAGGGCGGACCGCACAGCTTGACGAATATCAGGCCCGCCCACGCGAAATGCAACCTCAGGAAGGGCGCGAAGCTTCTCGAAGAACTCGCCCTAGTCTGAGTCCCTTGACAAGCCCCGGCTGATCGGCCGGGGCTTTTTCATGCCAGGAGGTGCGGTGACGCTCCTCGACGAGTGGTGCTCCCTGCTCGATGAGCTCGGACTTGGCACCTACCAGGTGGACGGCGGGCTGGGCGGCACCATCTTCCACACCGTGCTGCCACCTGAGCCGGACGTGGCCATCGCCGCCGCGCTGTACGGCGGCGACGAATCCGACAGCCGCAACCCGTGGTCCGAGCCCCGCATCCAGGTGCGCGTGCGCGGCACTTCGACGGACGCCGGAGTTGCCGAGCAGCTCGCCCAGGACGTCTACGACGCCGTGCACGGGCTCGGCGCTCGGGAGCTGACGCCGGGTGGGACGTGGCTGCAACTCGCGGTCGGCGTGCAGGCGGGCCCTGTCTACATCGGGCCGGATGCCAACGACCGCCACGAGTACACCGTGAACTTCCGCGTGGACCTTGACCGGCCCACGCCCAATCGCCCCTGAGGAGGCGACTATGGCTCAGCGGCGCATCAACGCGCGCGACATCATTTTCGAGGTCGAGGACGCCACCCCAGACACGTGGCTGCCGGTAGAGCGGCTGACCTCGGTCACGGTCAACCCCAGCGAGGGTGAGGAGACCGTCGACACCACGGACTTCGACAGCGAGGGCGTGGCCGAGTCGGAGATCATGCAGCGCGGCGCCAGCCTGGAGCTGGAGGGCCAGGCGTTGCAGGACTCCGTCACTGGGGCGCTGCCGGTCGGTCGTGCCCGGGTGGAGGCGATGGCCGGCGAAGACAAGGTGGGCTTCGAATCGCTCGGCCGGGTGCGGTTCCGGTACCCGACGGCTACCGAGTGGCGCATCTGGACCTGCACGTTCTCTCTGGGTGAGCAGGGCGGCGGCAACAACGACAAGGTGTCGTGGGGTGCCACGATCACCAAGTCGGGGCCGACGACCACGGCGGCGGTTGCCTGATGAGCGACGTCGACTTCGAGGCCGAGGACCGGCCTGAGTTCGAGTCCTGGGACGCGTTCTGGGACGAGACCCTCCGCGCCGAGGCGGCCGAGCGCGGCCAGCAGCCGACCGAGGTGATCCGCGGCGTCACCGTGCGGGTTCCGCAGGACCTCCCGCTGTCGTTCGAGTTCAAGGCCAAGAAGCTGAAGAACAGCGACAGCGAGCAGGATTTCGCGGCGCTGCTCGCCAACCTGTTCGGCACCGACGTGCTCGACGCCTGGGTGTCCAACGGGATGGGCGGCAAGGAATTCAAGGTGGTCCTGGCCTGGGGCCTGTCCCATGGCAAGGGCAAGCCGATCACTTTCCGCGAAGCGTACGACAGCGTCATGGCCGCCGAGTCGGATGACGCCGACGACGCCGAGGACGAGGGAAAAGACTCACCCCAGAGGAACGCCGCATCCGGAAGTACTGGGGCGCGATCGAGGCGGACTTCCACCGCGAGTACGGGCTCCTCCCGCAGGGCATCGCGGCGCTGACCTGGCGTCAGTTCTGGGTCCGGCTCGCCTTCCTGCCGCCTGAGTCGGTCTATCACCGCATCACCGCGAACGAGCCGATCGAGCTGACCGGCGAGCACGCCGAGGCGTACATCGGCACTCTCTGACCTGCGCATGCGAGAGGTGGTGATCTCTCGTGGCGCTCACCGTGGGCGAACTTGTCGGCTTCATCGACCTCGAAGACGAGGGGTTCACAAGCGAGCTGGACCGGGCCGGGAAGGCGCTGGAGAAGCTCCAGTCGACCACGACGGCCAAGACCGCTCAAATGGAGTCGACCGTCACGCGCAGCATGGCGCAGATCGAGCGCGCGATCGACGACGGCACCGACTCCACCGAGGCCGTCGCCGAGCTCAAGCGCATCGAGGAGGCCATCGACCGGCTCGACAAGAAGACGACGCTGGAGATCGACGCCGAGATCACCGAGGCCCTGGCAGCTCTCGGGCTGCTGGAAGCCGCTGCGGGCGAGGCCGGCGAGCAGACCGCCACCCGGTTCTGGCAGGACGCCAACGGCAAGTGGCACGACGAGAGCGGCAAGTTCGTGTCCGCGTCGTCGGCCATGTTCGACGGGGTCACCGCGGGCGCGGAAAAGTCGGCCGGCCTCCTCGGCAAGGTGTTCAACAGCGCTTTCTCCTCGATCGGCGAGACCGGGCCGATGGCCGTCGTCAAGATCGCCGCCGCCATCGAGCTGCTGCCCGTCGCAGCCAAGATCGCCGCAGCGGGCGTAGGGACGCTACTCGGCGCCGCCCTGCTCTCGGTCGGCATCAAGGCGGCGCTCGGCGCCGACACCGTGCAGCGCAGGTGGAAGCTCCTCGGCGACCAGATCGGCGACGGACTGGACGACGCCGCTCAGCCGCTGGAGGGCAGCGCGCTCCGGGCCGCCGACGTGGTCGAACGCGCTTTTCGGCAGTTGCAGCCGAGCCTGGCGCGCGTCTTCCGGGATCTCGTGCCCGATGTAGATCATTTCGTGTCACAGGCGGGCGCTGGGCTGGCCACCTTGGGTCCGTCGCTGGAACAGCTCGGCGACGCTTTCGGCAGCGTCCTGTCGGCGCTCGGTGATCGCATGCCCGCGATCATGCTCAATATTCAGGAAACGATCGACACGTTCACCGAAATGATGAACGACGATCCGCAAATGCTGGCGAATCTGATCGAGGATGCGACAGCGTTCATTTCGGTGCTCGCAGAAATTCTGCAGCATGCCGATCTCATTCATGCCATCCTGACGGTGCCGATCAATCCGACTAACCTCGCTGATTATGCGCTCGAAGCGATGGGCGTGGTTACGGCCCAGCAGGTTTTGGAGGATCAGGCCGAACAGCTCCCGACCGCCCTCGGAGGTCTGACCAAGGGCCTGCGGGACGCGATGCAGCAGGCCGACGAAACGCAGGATAAGGTTAAATCCCTTTCCGACGAACTGGCGCGATTCTTCAACCCGGCCCAGAACGCCCTTTCCGCCTCGAATAACTTTTCCAAGGCGTTGAAGGAAGTCCGGAAGCAATTGGAGGAGGGTAAGCCCTCTCTGCTTGAGCGGAAGATGGCGCTGGAGGATCTGCTCGGCGCGCTCGCGACTAAGGCCGAAGCGGAGAAGGAAAGCACCGGCGCGACGACCGCCTCAACGAAGGCGTTCGAGGACAACGCGGCGATGCTGACCAAGTTGGCCGGCGAGTCGGCTGAGGGCGGGCAGGCGCTGATCGGGTTGGCTCAGAGTTTGGGTTACACGGTCGATGAGACCAAAAAGGGCATCAAGATCACCGACGAATTCGGGAAGACGATCACCACCATCCCGAATAACAAGAATATCGACGTCAAGGCCGACACTGCCCAGGCGCAGCGCGAGGTAGGCAAGGTCTCGACCAAGCTCGACAACCTGAAGGGCGACGCCAAAAAGGCAGGTCAGGACGTCGGTTCAGGCTTGATCGCAGGAATCAAGAGCCTGCTCGGTGACGCCATGGCGGCGGCCAAGAGCCTCGGCCGATCAGTGATCGACGCGTTCAAGAAGGAAACCGACTCGCACTCGCCGAGCCGCGAGTTCGAGCAGCTCGGCAAGTGGACCGTCCAGGGCCTGGTCCAGGGTATTCGGGCCGAAGAAAGCACCGCCGTCGAGGCCGTCGAGCAGATGGTGGACAAGATCAAGGAAGCTTTCGAGTCCGAGCCTGACGTCGCTGACGGCCTGATTGCCTTTATTAGTAGGGGCAACGACTCGCTGAAGGCGCTCGCGGAAAAGCGCGACGAGCTGGTGGAAAGGCTCGCGAACGCAAAGGAGTACGCCAAGAAGGTCGCGGGCGATGCCCGCGAGTGGGCGGACATCACGGGCATGTCCGAGGACGAGATCAACTCTGGCGACTTCTCGGGGGCATTGCAAAACCGGGCACAGTCGATCAAGGATTTCGCCAACAACATCAAGTCGCTTGCTGAGCGCGGCCTGAACAAGACGACCCTGCAACAGATTATTGATGCCGGGGTTGAAAAGGGCGGCTCATTCGCTGAGATGCTGGTGGGCGCGGATGGCTCGGAAATCAAGGCCATCAACAAAGCCCAAAAGATGATTGACAAAATGTCCACGCAGCTCGGAAAGAACGGCGCGGACGCCATGTACGACACCGGGAAAAAGGCCGGTGAAGGATATTTGAAGGGCTTGACGGAATCGCTCGCCAAGCTCGACAAGGAAATGAAGAAGATTGTTGACGCCTTGGTGCGGGCGATCAAAAAGGAATTGAAAATCAAGAGCCCGTCGCAGGTCATGGCCGACATCGGCACCCAGACCATGGCCGGCCTCGTCGTCGGCATGCAGTCCATGGCCAGCGCGGTCATGGACAGCGCGACCGGCCTCGTCCGCGGCGCAATCCAGGGAGCACAGGCAGCCGTCACCGGCGGCGGCATGGGCAGCATCGGAACAGCACCCGGCACTATCGGCCGAACCTCGGCGGTGGCCGGGCTGGGCCTGCAAGGCGTCCCGTACCAGGCGCAGCAGCCTGGCCAGCAGGCCCCGGCTGCGGCCGGGATCGTGGTCAATGTCGACCAGCGCGGGAGCACGATCCGCGAGGACCTCGACATGACCAAGTACGCCCGCGAGGCGGGCTTCCAGGTCGCCGTCCAGGCATAACCCCTCATCGACAGCAAGGAGGTGGTCCGGCCATGCCCGGACTTCAGGGATACAGCCCGGCCGACCTGGCGCGGCTCAGGTCGGCCCAGCACATCCGGGGCGGCCGCACGCACGCCACCCGCGACCAGGTGCGCGAGTACCGCGATGGCGCTGGACGGCTCGTGCAGGAGCGCACGGATCAGCTCGGCAGCATCATCCGGCGCCGCCGGGTCGGGCGTGAGGGCGAGGCCCAGGACGTCGAGGTTTTCCTGCCGCATCTGCGGGTGCAGTGGCGGCCCATCGCAACGGAGGAACGATGAACGGACTCGGGCTGCCCGCAGCGCAGCCGAGCGTGGCCGAGCTGGAGGCGCAGCTCGCCATGGCCCGCGCGCTGGAGCCGATCCAGCGCGAGCTGGCCGACGCCAAGCGGGCGTATCGGGACGCGCTCGACGGCGGCGACCAGGCCGTCATCGAGGCGGCGAAGGAGCGCAAGCGCAAGGCGGCGCACGACGCCAACGAGACGCGGACATGGCTGCGTCGCGAGGCCAGGATCGCCAAGCTGCGCCAGCAGCTCCCCGCCCTGGTGGAGCGGCTGGCCGGCCGCATCCTCGACCCGGACGGCCGCGAAGACGTTGAGCTGCGGGCCGAACTGCAGGAGCGGGCGGACGGGATGCGGCAGGAGCTGGAGGCGCTGGAGGGTGAGGCTGTGCCCCTGCGGGAGCTGTTCGCCGCCGCCGGCCCGCCCGTCATCGTCGAGACGCCCTCGGTGACCGAGGTCGAGTTGCCCACCGCGACGGTGCGCGCTCGCGCGCAGAAGGGCGGCAAGTGACATGGCCAGTGGACTGTACGTGGTCACCTACCAGGACGTTCTCGACACCACTCAGCTCGCCCTGGACCTGGACCTGGAGACGCACAAGTTCGCCCTCTACACCTCCAGCAAGACGCAGGACTACAACGCCAACAGCGTCTACAGCGCAACCAACGAAATCTCGGGCACCGGGTATACGGCGGGCGGCAAGGTCGTCACCGGCACCGCCCTGTCCCTGCCCGGCTCGGGGGTGCTCAAGTACAGCTCGGACGCGGTCTCCTGGCCGTCGAGCACGCTGACCGGCGTGGCGAAGGTGGACATGTATGCCGCCGCGCTCGCTGGCCTGAACCTGATCATGGGCATCGACCTCGGCACCACCTACAACACCAGCGATGGCACGTTCCTGCTGACACCGCACGCAAACGGCCTTTTCCAGGTCGACTTCACCCCCTGACCAGAGTCCTTCCGCTGGTCGAACCGCCGCCCACGGGCGGCCTTTTGCATGAGAGGGGGCGGGTATGGCGATCGCGCTCGCGGTGAACCCGGCGATGGGAACGGGAAGCCCGATCACGTCCCCGACGTTCAGCCCGCCTGCCAACAGCGTGCTGGTGGCGGTGCTCACGGCGTTCGTCAGCGGCGCCGTGACCGTGTCCAACACCGTCACGCCGCGGACGTGGACCCGCCAGGTCGTGCACCCGGACACGACCGGGCTGGCCATCTACACCGCGCCCAACCCGACCGCGCTCACCAACATCACCGTGTCGGCGAGCGCCGACCTGATCGGCGGCGGACTCAAGGTCTACGTGCTCACCGGCGCGCACGCCTCGGCGTTCATCGGCCAGACCGGCACCGGCGCCAGCGCCGTCAACAACGCCAGCCCCACCGCCTACACCTCCAGCCAGGCCGGCAGCCGCGGCATCGCTGGCGCGCTCGAAGCCGCCGGCCTCGGCGCCCCCAGCTCGACCGATGACGAGTCCACGGTGGAGATCGCCGACATCGGCGCCTGGGGCATGGCGCTGATCAAGGCGGCCAACACCGCCACGTCGGGTGAAGCGGTGCCCATCAATTTGGACGCGGCTGGCGGCGGCACCCCGGACTGGGACTGGGTGGCGCTGGAGATCCTGCCCGCCTCCACCGATGCCACCGCCAACCCCGCCACCGTCAACGCCACCGCCGCCGTTCCCGCACCGGCTGTGTCCATCGGCGCCGGTGCCAGCCCGGCCGCCGTCACCGCTTCGGTCAGCGTGCCCAGTCCGGGAGTGTCGGCGGGTGCCTCCACCACCCCGGCCACCGTCGCCGCCTCGGCCAGCGTGCCCAGTCCGAGCGTCACCACCGAGTCCGCCGAGATTGTCACCCCCGCCACCGTCAACCTCGCCGCCGCCGTTCCCGCACCGGCCGTGTCGGCGGGGGCGTCCGCCCAGCCTGGCAGTGTGCTGGCGGCGGCCACGGTGTTCCTGCCGGACGTGGACGCCGTGTTCAACGCCTCCGTCACCCTCCCCGCCGTTCAGGTGGCGGTCACGGTGGACGGTGCCACCGCGTCCGTGCCGGTGCTGCCCGGCGACCAGCTCGACGGGCTGGCTGGCCAGATCGAGATCTATCCGGGGGTCGTGCTCGGGCGCGGCACCCCGTACCGCTGGCAGGCGCTGGAGGGCTGGCGCGGCAAGGACGTCCCGGACAGCGGGAACGCGCCCCGGGCGAACAGGCACGGGTCCGCTCCCGGCCGGCCGTACGGCCGCGAACGCGTCCTCACCTGGTCGGCGCTCCTGCGCGTGCCGCGAGACGAGGTCGAGGCCGCCGTGCTCGCCCTGGAGAACGCGACGCCGCTGCTGGACACGGCCGAGCAGTGGCCGATCGTCATCAACGACCTGGGCACCCCATACGTCTCGTACGGGCGGATCGACCGGGTGCACATCCCCCTCGACCGTCTGATCCGGCTCGGCCACGCCAAGATCGTCCTCCAGTGGATCCTTGCCGACCCGCGCCGCTACAACGTCAACGCCACCGGCGTCACCGTCCCCCTCAACACCACCGTGCCGATCTCCAACGCCGGCAACGCGAGCACGCACCCGATCGTGCGCATCCCCGGCCCGGCCACCACACCGCGCATGACCAACCTCACCTCCAACCGCGTCCTGGAGATCAACACCACCGTCGCCTCCGGTGAGGAGCTCGTGGTCAACACCGACCTCGGCACCGCCAAGACCGGCCCGCCCGACAACCCCACCGTCGACGTGCCGATCACCGACTCCAGCGTGTCGATCGACGACTGGGTGCTCGGCCGCGGCAGCCAGGACATCCGCTTCACCGCCGCCTCGGGCGGCTCCCAGGCCGAGGTGCTCTACAAGGACGCCTGGAACTAACCGAGGGGGTGAACATGCCCGCCTCCGTCCGTTCGGCCAGTTTCGGCAGCGCCGCCGACAACCACGTCACCGTCGCCCGGCCCACCTCAGTGGCGGCCGGTGACGTGCTGTACGCGGTGCACGTGTGCACGCACCCGCTCGCCGCCCAGCCGGTCCCGACCGGATGGGCGGACATCCGGCTGGACGAGGATGCCTTCCTGGCCACCCGCATCCTGCGGCTGATCGCCACCGGCAGCGAACCCTCCGCCTGGACGTTCGAGCAGGCCGACGGCGGCGACGGCGTGGTCGTCATCGCCGCCGTCGCCGGCGCGGACCCGGCCGCGTCGATCCGGATCGCGATCGCCGCCGCGGGCGAGGGCGTCACCACCCCTACCGTCACCCCCGCCGCCGCCAGCCACCTCGAACTGCGCATCCCGGCCGTCTTCTGTCATCCGGACCCGATGGAGGTGGCCGGCCCGGCCGGTTATCAGCTGCGTGGCCAGGAGCAGGGCGGGCAGGCGTTCGCCGCGCTCGCCTCACGGCAGATCTCCAGCAGCTCCCCGTCCGGGGTGAAGGAGTTTCCGCTCAGCGCGGGTTCGCCGTTCTCGGTGCGCGGCATCACCATCAGCATCCCCTCAGCCGGCCTGGACGTCGAGGTGCCGCCGATCCCGCCGGACACCCCAGGCGTCGGCGACGGCTTGTACCTGTACAGGTTCTCCCGGCTGTTCGGCGGGCATCTCGGAGACCTCGCAGTCCACCAACCATCGTTCGAGAAGCGGATCAGCCGCCGCGGGCAGATCAACGTCGGCAACTTCTCCAGCACCTTCCCCATCAGCGACGAGAACGCTGGCGATCTGGCCGCGAAGATCGTGCCTCGCTACCGGACCGATCTCCTCAGAGGCCCGGGTGTGACCGTGTGCGACATCTGGCGGGCGGGCGTGCACTGGGGCCGCTACTGGATCACCGGCGCCAACATCCGCAAAAGCAGGCGGCAAACCCCGGTGCTGTCCCTGTCCGGCGCCAGCCTGGAGGCGTTCTTCCAGTACGTGATGCTGGAGGAGTCGCTGACGCCGTACGTCGGCGTCGACCGGGTCGAGGTCGGCCGCCAGCTCATCGACCACATGCAGCTCCAGCCGTTCGCGGACCTCGGGCTGATCCTGCAAGCCGGGGATTCGGGCAGCGTGATCGACCGGACGTTCGAGGCGTACCAGGCCATGTACGGCCAGCACCTCGCGAGCACGACGGATGGCGTGGACGGCTACGAGTGGATGATCAACTCGGAGTTCGGGCCGGGCGGCCTGGAGTTCCACTGGAAATGGGGCGTCCCCCTCGGCGACCCCAACGCGGCCCACACCTACACCGACAGCCCGCACGGCGGCAACATCCTCGACTGGTCGATCGAGTGGGCGCCCCTACAGCGCGGCACCCGCTGGCGCGTCCGCGGCGACACGATCGACACCGACGCCTCCACCGTGTCCAAGCCGCTCATCTCGGCGGCGTTCGACAGCCCGCATCTGGCGACCGGCGTGTGGCCGCGCATCGACCGGATCGTGGACCGGCCAGGCATCCGCGATGTCGGCCAGCTCGACGAGATCGCCGAGCAGCTCGCGCTCACGAGCGGCGGCGCGCCGCCGGTCTTCTCGATCACCGTCCTGCTGGGCGAGGAACCGTCGATTCATCCGAACATGCTGGGCGATCCGGCCCGCATCGTGATGACGAACGAGTTCTTCAAGCGGGTCAACGGCGGCGCCGGCCTGAACGAGCGCAGGCGGATCCTCGGCATGCGCGTGACCGCGACCGGCCGCGAGAACGGCCGCGACGAGGCCGAGCTGTTCATCGACGACCAGGCCGTCGAGTAGGGGGGCCAGACGTGGACGGGTTTCCCGACGATCAGGCCAGAATCACCCGGCAGATCCAACGCGACATCGTGCAGGCCCAGACGACCGCGGGCACTTCCCGGCCGCTGCTCGAAGCCAGCGCGGGCTGGATCTTCACGGACCGCACTACCCCGCCGACCCCGCCTGCGGGGAAGACGCACATCTACAGCCAGGGCGGCAGGCTGTGGGCGGCCAGCACGGCGGGCGCGGTGCCGCTGCTGCTGCCCCCACAAGGCCCCCCAGTCGCGGACGTGCCCGAGGTTGACGCGCCGATTCTCGGATCCTCCGCGACCGTTGTCGGCTCCGACTACAACACCATCCGGGGCGACCTCATCGACCTGTCCTCCCGCGTACAGGAGCTGATCGAAAGCCTGCGACTCGGCGACGTCATCGGCACCTGACCCCGCTCGTACAGCGGGCCGTCCGCACTGGCGGCCCCCTCCACCCATCACGGCGCCAGCCGTACAACACCTGCACGGAGGCGCCATGCCGCAGCCCGACTCCCTCGGTCACATCCAGATCGGGGCCAGGGAGATCTATGACCAGCTCCTCGCGACCGATCGCAAGGTCGACAACATCGGCGGGAAGGTCGAGACGATCGGCGGAAACCTGTCGACTGTCGGCGGCCAGGTGAGCGACCACGAGACGCGTATCCGGGTGCTGGAGCGCGGCCGATGGCCGTTGCCGTCGCTGGCGGTTGTGTTCGGCGCGGGGTCGCTGGTCGTGACCATCATCAATCTCATGTCCAAGGGGGGCTGATGGTGGAGATCGTCAGTCGCAGGGAATGGGGTGCGGCGGCGCCGACAGGCGCGCTCACGCCGCTCGCGCGCACACGCGGGGTGAAGGTGCACTACACGGGCGGCCGGGTGTCGCCTGAGATCGTGCGCGACCACGACGTGTGCGTGCAGCTCGTCAGGGATGTGCAGCGGATGCACATGTCCGGCGGGCGGGAGACCCGCTACGTGGACATCGGGTACAGCGTGTGTGTCTGTCCGCACCAGCGGGTGTTCATGGGCCGTGGCCCTGGCCGTCTGCCCGCGGCGAACGGGCCGGGCCTGAACGCCGGCCACTATGCGGTGCTGGCGCTGGTCGGAAACAGCGGGTTCACCGAGCCGAACGACGGCATCAAGCACGGGATCCGCGACGCGATCGAGTACCTCCGCCGGGAGGGCGGCGCTGGCCCGGAGATCAAGGGCCACCGCGACGGCTACGCCACGAGCTGCCCGGGCGGGCCGCTGTACGAGTGGGTCAAGGCCGGTGCGCCCAGGCCCAAGACGAGCAGCGGCGGCGGGGCGCCGGCGGCGCGGCTGCCCGAGCTTCGGCCGGGCGACACCAGCCCGCACGTGGTCACGCTGCGGCGGGCACTCGGCGCCGCGGACACGACCTCGAAGAAGTACGACCCGACAGACCCCGACCTGGCCGCTCTGGTCGAGGCGTTCAAGAACCGGCATGGCCTCAAGGGCGGCCTCGTGTGGACGGCCGAATGCTGGGACATCCTCAACGAACGGAGATCGTCATGAGAAAGCCCCTGCTCGTCGTGGCTGTGGCTGGCCTGGTGCTGGCGGGTGCTGGCGTGGGCGCTGCGGCGTCGGCTGCGTGGAAGGAGCCGGCCAAGAGCTACGGCGGCTGCGTCTCAAAGAGCACCGGCTACCTGCGGATCCTGGAGCGCGGCAACCTGCCCAAGTCCGTCAGCGGCGCGTGCAAGAGCACCGAGCGGAAGATCACGCTGTACTCGCGGTCGGGCGTCGACAGTCTGGTGAAGCCGCTCAAGGGGTTCGAGCTCACCCTCGACGGCACCACCGCGACGTGCAAGCCGAACGGCTCCACGTCGGCGGGCCTGCCCAAGTTCGCGTGCGTGAAGGCGACGCCGACCGCGAGCCCGTCGCCGACGTCCTGACCGCCTGCGGTCCCTCAGCATCTCGCCCCGTGCCGCCCGGTGCGGGGCTTTCTCGTCTCCTGAGGAGGAGATCATGAACGACCTGATCCTGTCGTGGATCCGTACCGCCGTGCCGGCCGCCGTGGGCGCGTTCGTGGCGTGGCTGGCCCTGCGTGGTGTCGAGGTGGATCCGCAGACCGTGATCGCGGTGACGGCCGCGGCTGGTGCTGCGGCGACGACCTTCTACCAGGCGGTGGTGTCGACGCTGCAGCGGCGCTGGCCGATCGTGGGCGTGCTGCTGGGTTCGACTCGGCGGCCGACGTACAGCGCTGACCAGGGTTATCACCCGGGCCAGCACACCGGCCGGGACCTCACCGGCTTCTGATCCCTGCACGACAACGGCCCCGCTCTCCTTGGGAGGGTGGGGCCGCTTTCGCGTTGTACGGCTACCGTAGCGGCACCAGCCCGATCACCGCGTCCTCAGCGGCTCTCTCCGTGTGCTCGCCGGCGTTCTCGTCGCTGGACATGGGCAGGAAGCTCACGACCAGTGCAACCCAGCCACGGGCTCGCGCGGGTGCGATCCAGTCACCATGGACTGGAATCGTGAACTGTTGGCCGTTCGGCGCATGCAGGGTGGTCCAGCCGTCGTCTGAGATGGTCACATGGACGTCGCTCGGGGGCGAGGCGGTGAAGGCGCGTGGCCGAGAGTCGAACCCGAGAGCGCGGGCCACGCTGGGCATCGTCTGAGGCGCGCGTTCGTCCGGCGTGGCCAGCAGGAGGAATGCGGCGTCATCTCCGTCAGGTGCGTCACCCAACCAGCCGGACAAGATGAGGTCGCCGAGTTGTCCGCCCAGGCTGCTGCTCATGCGCTTCGCTCCTTCTGCCACTCACCCGAGATCCACGCGTCCACGTCGGCCCGCTCCCACAGCGGGGTACGGCCCACGCGGTCGGCGGGCTCCGGGGCCAAGCCCTTGCTCGGATGCGCCTTGGACCGCCATGAGGCGGCGGTCATGTACCGGCCGTGCGTGGCCAGGTAGGCGACTACTGCTTCGGCCGTCATCAGGGTGCTGGAGTCGTCCACCTGCACCAGCGGTTCCCCGCCGAGACTGGAGGGGGTGGCGCCGACGATCCGCCAGCCGGGAGGGATCTTCGCTGCCTGCCGTTCCAGCCACTCGGCGGCGGGCATGCTGGAGTCGGCCGGATACCGGTCCCAGCGCGCCCAGTCCATCGTGAGCGGCTGGTCAGCCTGCTCAGGCGTGAAGTACGCCTCCCACTGCGGTTGCACGTCGCGGATCCGCTTGTCCGAGCGGAGCCGGATAGTGCCCGCCACAGCGTCGGGGCAGTGGCTGATGGCCTCAGCCAGAGCCCGGGCGCGAGGCGACAACTCGTCCAGCTCCACCTCGTCGTAGCCAGCAGGGATCGATCGGGTGCGCGGGCCGGTCGCATCCCGGAGAGGGGTGCGGACCTTGATTCGGACGGTGGTCATGCTCACTCCTTCCAGGGCTTTAAAGGTCGGTGGCCTGCTCGATCAGCTTGTCCGCCTCCTTAGACCAATGCGGGTGGGACAGAGCGCGGGGGCCGTCCGGCTGGGTGGCTCGCAGCGCCACCATGAGCATGGTCATCGCTGCCTGGGATGCTGCGCCCGTGCTGTCGTAGCGAGGTGTGCCGTAGGTGGCGCCCTCGTGGAAAGCCTGATCCGCCTGGATGCGGTAGTACCTGGCGTGCCTGGCGAGTTCGGAGAGGATTGTCTGCGGGTCGGTGTTCTGCATGGCGTGCCCCTTTACATGTAGTCGTCGCGCTCGGCGCGGACGCAGCCGAGTTGGAAGGAGACCAGCCGCTCAAGCTGGTACCAGGCGGAGTCGTCCAGGCTGACCTGGGCGGGATCGATCGGGCCCATGACGGCGGTGACGTTGCGGGCCTTGACGTCGGCCAGCAACTTCTTCAGCCCGGCGGTGCTGCCTGCGTCGGCGGCGGCGTAGGCGCTGTCGGTGACGACGTCGCAGAACTCCTGGGTCAGGTCGGGGAGCACGGGCTTCACCTTCCGGGTGCCGAGGGCGATCCGCCGGGCGAGGGAGGCGGCTTCGATGACCCACCGGCCGGCGACCTTGGCGGCGGCGACAGCTCCGCGGCGGCACCAGGTGCGGATGGTGGCGACGGTGACGCTGGCCTGGGTGGCGGCGGTGGTGGTGTCCATGCGTCAACAATGCATCGTCACGATGCGCATCGTCAAGATGCACGCCGAGATTCGGGGACTTCTCTGCTCTACGGGCCAGGCTGACGCCCGGCGGCTGCCGACATCAGCGAGGCTATGAGACCCGAATCCAGTTCCCGCACCCTTCCCGTGCGGTGAAGCCCTCGCCCGCGCGCAGCGTGAGCGTGATCCCGTTCGGCGCGTTGTTGACGAGCTGGTTGGCGATGATGTCGCCGCTCCCCGTCGAGCGCTCCCAGTAGCAGTCCGTCACCGGCTTGGACACGGTGCGGTACGTGCCCGGCTTGATGTCCTTGCCCACCGTGTGCGTTCCCTCGCCGAACCCTCCCTGGGCTCTCTTCCAGACCGGCAAGTACTTCGGGCACAGGTGCTTGACCGCGGCGCCGTACAGCACGGCGTCGCGCTGGTGCTCGATCACCAGGTCGACGGTGGGCGGCCCCTCGTAGGCGTCCTCGTCGCCGCGCCCGCAGATCGCGTGCCCTTCCTCCAGGCGGCGGTTCTCGTTGAGCCGTTCGCCGTCCTCAAGGTGTTTGGTCAGCTCGGCGAGGAACGCGGCCTCGGCCTTCGTACGCTGGGGTGCGGCGTCATCCTTCGCGGCAGGCTCGGCTGCGTCCTCCGTGGCGGCCGCGGCCGTCGTCTCGGGTTCCTTGTCGTCCCAGTTGAGCGCCTTGGCGAGGCCGAAGAATCCCACCAGGGCGGTGGCGATGACGGCCAGGGAGATGACCGCGCGGTTCGGAGAGGTCCGCCGCGGCGGTGGCGGCGGGGACGGCGGCCCGTAGCCGGGGCCAGGCTGGGGGCCGGCGTACACCTGCGTCGGCGGCAGATAGCCGGAATGCGTCTGCTGGGGGCTCGGCTGCGCCGGCGGGCCGTACGGCTGCGTCATCTCGGCTCCTTGATCGGGCTGGAGACGATTGTGACGCGTGAGGGGCCGGTTCGGTTGGCGTATGCCGGATTCGGTGTGGTTCTTCCGGGGCTGCTGAGGCTGGATGCCGCCTGCGCGGGGCTGTAGTGGCCTCTGGTGCGCTATTGGGTCTGTCCGGCCCCTTGTTCCGTCCGGACCTGTCTCGCGGCCTCTGAGAGCCATACAGAGCCTTACGTCATGACGTCCGGACATGGAAGCGGCCCGCCCCCGAGAGGAGAGGGGCGGGCCGCTGACCGCGCGAGCGGTGCTCCAGGATGGGTTACGCGAGGCCCCCCGCGCCCCCACGAACCTTGTCCTTCAGCACTTCACTCGGGCGGAACTTGGGTGCCTTCCGGGCCGGGACCTCGGTCGGCTCGCCAGTCTTGGGGTTGGTCCCCTTGCGCGCCTTCAGGTCGGCCACCTCGAACGTGCCGAGACCCTGCCAACGCACCTCGCCGCCGTGCACCAGTTCCTCGGTGATGACGAACTGCAGGGCGTTGAGGACGGCCCTGATCTCGGACTTGGACGGCGTGCCGTCGGCGGCGGCGATGGCCTCGATCAGCTCGGCCTTGTTCATGTCCCCCCCTGGGATGGTCTCCGTG